TGAACTTGCTTTAAATTGTCTAAATATTAGATTAAAATCCAGTTCTGAGTCTGCATTTGCTTCTTTTACCAATGCGTTTGTGTTGGGAGTTGGCAAATCTCTGGCGTATCCAAATATCTGATTTCCAGCAAATGTACTTTCTGGATAAACAGCAGGGTCATTCAGTAATATTCCATTATGGTCATACAAATTAAACAGTGGTGCTTGGTTAATGTCCAGTTTTTCTTGTGCAATAGTCCATTCAGTTCCGTTCCAGATATATTCTTTACCTACACCAAAGTTTCCTGTTTGTACTTGCACAGTGTAATTTACTTTGGCTTCAAGTGGTACAAAGTCTATTGCGCCGTCTCTGACGCCCAGTGTTGTTGCAGGATCAATTGGGTTAAGAACTGGATCGCCTACTCGTTCCAGCCTGATAGTACCATAATCATAATATGCAGATCCACCGTTGACAACCTGAATGTCAGTAATGGCACCAGCATCAACCGTTACTGTGGCTTCAAAACCTGTGCCGTATGGATTGTCCACTGTTACATCCACATTACCTGCGGTGTATCCTGTTCCTGGCACTGTGACTGTGATAGAGTCGATATAGCTGTCTGCACCTTTGCCAGCAATCGTTGCTGTTGCTTCTGCCAAACTACCATCGCCTGTGATAGTCACTGTGGTTTCAGATAGTATGGGCTTACCAGTCCAAACTGATTTTGCTATTTCTGCAGATTCATTTGGAAAAATAAATGTTGAGTTGGTAATGGGCACACCATCAACCAAAAAGTCTGTGGTTACACCATCCAGGTCCTGGTAGTTGTATGTTTCACTGGAAAAAATCACTGCGCCCAGTGTGTTCTCACCATGGTTGTACAATTCCAGATCACGACTAAATTCTATAATAGGACGGTTAGCTCTAAACTGTCTGTTAGGCAACTGGTCACCAGCATCAATGAAATTATCTCGATGATACCAAAAGTTTACACGGCTCCACACGTTTTGGTTTGTGGCGCCACGCTGTTGCAAAATATAATCCAGGTTACTTTGTGATAAGAATCCGCCCCAATACAGGTCGCCCACTCCATCACCATCAAAATCTGTGTCAAAACCCTGTGTGCCACCCAATAAGTAATAGTCATTACTGTCATTTGGGTTAATCCCCACTTTTGCCATTGTGGCCAAATTTTCCACAGATCCAGCACTTCTGATATGGTAGTCTTCCAGTTGTATTTCTGAACCGAAACCTACACCTCTGAATGTCAACACATTGTCAGAAGCAAAGTCAGCTTCAGTAATGCTTACCTGAGTGCTTAAAACCACTTTGGGAGTCACGCCAGTGACTTCATCTTCCTGAATTAACTCTACTACCAGTGCACTGATATTGCCGCCGTAACCTGTTACCTGCTGACCCACAAATACATCCACTAAACTGTCCAGCTCTATGGTGTTTGTTACCAGTGTAGCTAATCCACCTGTGGTAAGTGCGGCGTCTGCCACTCTGTCTACACCGCTATCATAAACAGCAACTTTTACATCACCAAAGTAGTTTTCACCTCCATCTGTGACAGTTACACCTGTGATTCCACCTGTGCTTGTATCCTGCACCAGTGTTGTTGATGCCAATCTGCCATCACGATTATTTTCATAAAGTGCTACAACGTTTGCATACTCTAGCAAATCATAATTTACACTGTCGTTAGCAACAATGGTTTCCAAACCAATAAAGTTAGTGTATGATTCTGACTCTGCATCGTACTCTCTGAGATCAGGATAAGCACTCAACAAACTGGCGTTTGAGGTTCTAACATCATCATAAATGAATAACACAGGATTGACATAGCCAACACCTGATGTCAAAACACTCACAGTTTCCACTGGTGCTGCACTGTGTCTGAGATCAGTAGTATTAAGCAAACTGATAGGATCGTTGTCGTAGTTAAACTCTTCCAGTGTGCTAAATCTGGTACTAAAATTACCGTTCTTGGCTATCAGTATAATCTTATTACCAACCCCTTCCACGACATATTCGATACCTGTCTTGCTTTGTGGAATCACATACTCTCCAGCAAAACGCACAATCATTCCGTTACGGAAAGTTTTGCCATTGGGAGGTGTAAATGTCTTTTGTCCAATTACATCCTGATCAATATCAATAGGACTTGACAGTGAACCTGTTACCTCAATGGTTTTAGGGCCCTGTGGATACCAATAATATTCCTGATAGTTGACTAACTTGTCTGTATCAATTGGTGGTAAAAATGTACCATACTGCTCGCTAAAAATTTTATTATGGTTTCTAGTATCAATACCATATGTTGCAAGCGTTTCCAAAAACTCATCATAAAAAACAAAATTTTCACTTCTGCCAGTGTCTGCATTCACAGTGTTTACTGCAGGACTCAGTGAATAAAAACTTTTTGCAACTGTGGGTTCAGGCAAATAATTTTTAATGCTTTCTGCATCTTCATCAGAAGGTTTGCCAATAAAACCCTGAATGTTTTCCACATTTGCTTTACTAAAAATCTGTTCAACAGTATTTTCAAAAAAGTTCTTATTAGCAGGTGTTTGATTTACTGCTGGTAAGTTTTCGTAAATTTTCTTATCTGATGCCATGTGCTATCCAAAATTAACTATCAATTTTAAGTGTTTGACTATCTAGTCTGCTAACTAATTCTATATCGTTTACTGTTGCTGTGCTTATAAACAATTCATCTGGCTCTGCTTTTACCTGGAAAAGCTCACCAAATTGGCCTGTTATAGTTCTGGGTAATATCACAATACTGCCCACTGCACTGCCCAGCTTTTGGTGTATGAATGTGCTCATTTCTGTAAAGAAAAATGTTTCTCCAAATTCCCAATTATCAACACTAAAGTATTCGTTGATAGCAGAAATTATTCTGGTCTTGAGTTCGTTGTCGCTTAGTTGATCGGAAAGTTTTACCACTCTGAATTTTGCCTTGTATGTGTCCTCTGCTTGTTCGCCAAACAGTAGCTTAAATTTGGCACTGCGGAAGGCTAGTGTATCGCTTGCAGCCTTGTATGTATTTAGTCCTGATAATTCTGCACTCAGCTCATCACTGGTGGGTTCCAGAGGAAAATTCACTGTGGGCCGTGCTTGCCATTTTAACACTTCATCATAATATGTTTGACTTAAAACCAGCATGTCTACCACATTGCTGATACTGGGATCAATTCTGACATTGTTAGGAGCAATATGGCTCCATCTAATAACGCCATCTTCTTGTACAGGATCAGCAGTGTTTTGTGTTTTACCTCTGCCTTCTTTGACAAAAAATTGATCTGTTTCTGTTAACAAAATCTGTGAACTATCTGTGCTCAAGGGCAGTAATTGATATGTCTTGGATTCTGCTTCCACATAAACCACAACACCGCTTGCAACCTGGATGTTTTCCAATCTCTGGGCACTGGACAAATTTTTAACTAATATCCAATCTGCGGCGCTGATTGACTTATTTTCTCTGAAGTTACTGGGAGATATAATATCATTAATACCATCTACTCTGATATCTTCACTTTCCCTGTAGTCATATATCACACCTGATACAGGTCTGTCATAAATGTATCCATCCAGATCAGTGTAATATTCAAATAATACCAAATCCCTGGGACCCACATATTCTGAAAACTGTAATGGTCTGTCAGGAACCAGATCACCATCTGTGTCTATAGGAGATACTTTTACTTTGCGTGGATCTGTATACCCATCTGTTTCCGTAAATACATCAGTTACTTGCCAATCCAGTGGCAGTTCCAGTCTTGCATTGTTATGCAAATAATAAACACTGAACTGGTCCTGATAAACTCTGGCAGTTCTGTCTGCACTGCTGTGCAGGTCGTTAAGCTGAATGTCGCGATATTCCAGTGTGCCTTCGCCTGTGCCTGAATCATATGCAGTAAAATATAACCTACCCAATGTAGTGGGATCTTCCAGTAAACCATCTGAGCCCCAACTCACTGGATCAGCACCTAGTTCTGCTTTGAAAATAACTTCTGATCCAGGACCACCATCAGCAGGAATCTGTCTGTACACAATAAACGGTGTGGCCAATGAATCATTAACAATCACAGATCCAAATGTGTTATCATTAAACTGTACTGTGATTTTGCTGGGCAAACTAACCACTGTTCCTGTGTTGTTTCCCACAACAACATTGGCTTCTGAAGTTATACCACCCACAGGCTTGTATGTATTCAGAGGCACTATTGTTTCAGTTACATATCTGTTTTTTATTACAAAATCACTAACATTATTACCAGCAGGTAATTGGAAAATACCAAAGTTACTGATCCACTGCGTACTCACATCCTGGAAGTTTGTGTCTCTGGTTTTAAGAGGCAGGTCCACACGTAAGCCACCAGGCGTATGTGTTGTGCCTGTTGTTGTGTTTAACCAGGAGGTACCTTGCCATTTAAATATTTCTGTTTCACCAGGCTGAGTGTTTGCTGGTGTAAACGTGATAGAATCACTGCCAGTTCTGTTATCACTTCCCACTGTTTTAATATTTGTTATGTTATAAAATCTGATATCCTGTTTGCTTTGTACTACATAATTTTCGCCACGCAAGGTGAGAGCATAAGCATAGGTGTTAAGATCAATAGGCTGATATTCCATTAACACAATCCAACTGTTGCTTCCTGCCTGATCCACATCCAGTTGATACTCACCTGTTCTGTTGTCAGATGTCAGACTGTTAATAATATACCAGCGGTCTTGTGTTAGGTTAAAGCCCAGTGCAAAAGTGCGTCTTTGTGCTATTTCAAACACAATGTCGTTGATTTCCTGCACTGTAAATTGTTTTCTGATTGTTACCACAGTGTCTGTAACTTGCCAGCCTGCAGGAACTTCTTCGCTCAGCGTCCAAGGTCCTCTGGCAGTGTTTACACCTGCTGTAAGCTGGCCATTGTATAACACCTGCACAATTCTGACCCACTTGTATTCTGTTCTGTCTGTGGGATTAACAACCTTAAGGAAAGTATTCGCCACCATTCTGCGTGAATAATCCACATTGTTTAACAGCACGTTCCTTTCACCAGTACTGAATTTTTCTGTAAAATAACCTGTTTTACCAGTAGCTCTGGTGGGCAGTGGTTGCCACTCAATCGCATCTGATGCCTGGAATTCAAAGTTTGTTAAAGATCCATTTTGGTTAGGATCTTTCCAGATATTTCTGGCAGTGTGATAAACAAAATTATTTACTTGCTGCTTTTTCAACAGGTTTGGAATCACCGTGGTAGCCAAATCTGTGGGTGTAGAAGTGGAGTTTACTGTAACAAGCTGAGTTATGGGAGCATAATCTGAATACAGATATGCATCATCAGCAAACGTATCCACATTGTGATACGTACCAGTAGGATCATTAATGTCAATATATCTGCTATGTCCAGCATGTGTTCGGTTTGTTGCTTTCAGCTTCTTGATATTGCTGCTTTGTGTTTGTGGAAACACATTATAATCTTCTGCACTCACCATCCTGTTTTGAGTATAGAAACTTTGTGGTGCACGATCTTTAATTGCGTTAATGCTTTCTGCTGGCAAACTATTCTGCACAGTGTATTGTAAGCTCATTGTCACAGTGAGAGTTTGTCGCTTGCCTTGTGTGTCCTCATAAGGCAAGTTGATAGATATGTTACGAATATCCTGAGGTGAAATCACGTAACGGACAGGATCACTCACACGATGCCACAAACGATATAGTCCATTTGGAACGTTGCCAAAGTTGCCGTCTGGGAATCTCAGTCTGATTCCGTCATTACCTAAATTTTCCACAGCATAAAGATTTCTGCTGTCTAAACTTTTGCTGTTAAAGTTCAGTGTTTGTCCAGTTGTATTTTGTACACGTTCCCACTTGTTTAGAGGCAATCCCACACTGTCAATTTCCTGGAAGTATAGATCGTTTTCTGCTATATTGGGAATCAAAACATCTTCAACTCTGCTAATTACTGGAGTAGTGTAATTATAGTCCTGGAATAATAATTCGCCCTGACGAAACATAAAAAAGAAACCAGTGTTTTTACTGCTCAGTCCCTTGCTGTCATTTCTGTAAATTAAATTAAATCTGTTACTGGCATCTGGGTGCCTTTCATAAAAATATCCATCATCAATAAAGTCAGCATTCACTAAATTAAATCGTCTGCTGACTCCGTTGGGTCTAGCTTCAAAATTATATGCAACAGGAGAGTTTACTGGTGTATTGAGCTGATATAGTTCTGTGTTTACACCATTGACTGTGCCCTGCTTGCTGGGAGAAGTAAAGCGATTGGTTTTACTAATAGCATTATTGATTACCAATAAAAACTGCTCATAACTTTGAGGGTCGTTTGTGTCGTCCCAATAAATTCGCTGATTGTCCAACTGATTACCCAGGCTATCCACTATGGGCTGTGTGGTTTTTACGCTGGTAATTTTTAACAACCCACTAGCAGGAATATTGCGCTTGGGGTTGTAGCCCAGCATGCGAGCTAATTTGAAAACACTGTCTCGTCTTTCTGCTGTTTCTAAAAAGTTTTCACGAGTGTTAACGTCCATTCTGAACGCTAGTGTCTGACTCAGATATGCCAGCAATTCAATGATTGCGATAAACTCTGAACTCTCAATGTAGTCGTTAAAGTTTTCTGGATAATTTAGTTTAACGTAATTTACCAGAGAATTTCTGATAGTATCAAAGTCATAGGCCTGAAAGTCTATCTGCGTGTATGCTTTATATGCAACTTTCCAGTCTTCTGCTGCAAATAAATTCTGTTGCCTGGACACAGTCATTAGTTAATTTCCTCTTCATTGTTTCTCAGATAAGTCAGATAAAGCACATCTGTTTGATCCACTTCCACATAATTCAGTGTTACTTCAACTCTGATACTGTGATCTAATTCAAACAAATCCATGTTTACCAAGCGTACTCTGGGGTCTCTTTGCACAATACGCTCCACATCTTCCAAAATTAGTTCTCTGACATCTGGTGTCATAGGATCCATAAGAAGGTCCCAAATTATGCATCCAAAATTTGGACGCATCACACGCTCACCTTTTTTGGTGTAAAATTCGTTCAGCAAGTCTCTTTTCACCAGTTCGTTGTCTGTGAGAACAAACGGTGGTTTTATCCTGTTTACTGTGCTAAATCCTTTAAATCTTGCCATATGCTTATTTATACAAAAAATTAAGTGTAGTTTTAATTACCAAAATTATTGACATTATCAAAAAGACATGTATAATTATTAATAAGCATTGTAACAAAGCAATGCGAGGTGGGCAGAAATGCCTTGTTATTAACTCAAATAAGGTTGCATAATATGCGTAAATTAATCAAGTTATTTGATGACATTTGGGCTAGTGCAGAGCAGTGTAATGAACGTGAAGGCTTTCAGCGTTTTCACAGGATTTACCAGCAAAACAAGCGATACGTCACTATCGGTATCTACGATGGACTAACCAAGAAGTATTGCATGTTTGATACCATCAACTTTAGCGGCAATTTTCGCTATAACAGTCAGGTAGTGCCACCTGAGTTTAGGGAAATGTCCAAGATGGTAAAGCAGTAATTACATATGCCAGTGTAAACTGCTCTTTCTGGGGGACATTGTCCCCCTTTTTTATACTACTGAATCGCCGCCCAGTGTGAATCCCTGGTTTTCTACTGCACCAGCAAGTTCCTGAATGTACTTGTATCTGGTTTGACGATATTTTTGAGCGGCCACTTTCAGTGTTAGTTCTCCCGCAGCAAAACCGCTAAAATCTGGAGGTTCCACACCATCTGGTGTCTGAAATATTTCTGCTTCCCATTCACGTCTGTCCTGTAGGTATGCCAGTGGTTGAGTAGCTTCACCAGGCTGTGGACTTCCCAATACCCAACCTTGCATCAAATGTGGTACACGATCTAATTTACCGTCCTGTATGGCTTCAAACACGTTACTGTTAAGAAAGTTTTCTTCGCCTATATTATGAACAAAATTGCTTATAGCAAGCGATTGGTTTTCAGACAATTGCACATTCTCATTAAAATAGCCTTTCACATTATTGAACGCACTATTGATGTCTGATGTCAGTCCCAAACTTGCACCCACAGCGCCCAGGCCTTTACTGCCAAAGTCTACCAGTATATTACCCAGTGCATCCTGGAAAATATCCTCAGGTGGCACTAAATCCTTGCCAATGTTTGTGATTCCTGATTCTGCCAACAATGCATCAAAATCTGCACCATCAAGTGCCTGATTTAGTGCATTATTAATAGCTCCTTGCATATCACCAATTGCCTCGTCCAGTAAATCTTTTACTTGACCAAACTGATCCAGTGCAAACTGTTCTAGTTGCGCCATTTGTTCATTTAGCAGTTTTGTGTAACCAATAATCTGTTGTTGTAATGGACCAGTCGTGGGAAATGGCAAATAGGGTAATATAGTTTGTAATGCTGAAATAACCTGCGTGAGTCCTTGAATGCTGAATAAATTAACATTCTGTAATGCCTGGAAATTGTTAAACACGCCAGCTATTTCTGTATATTGCGCACTTAACTCCCCAAACTGACCGTTTAGTGAACCCAGCCCTGAGGTAGCATCTTGTACAGCCGCACCCAATGCTCCACCAGCACTCACAACTTCTTCCTTAAGGCCCTGATAGGATGTACCAGCCAGGAATCCGTCTGGTGTGCTAACATCTGCAGGTGCACCGCTTAGGTCTGTACCGTTGGGAGGTAATTCAGGCGGCTTGAAGCCTATGTCACCAGGCGCAGTTTGCTCCAGATCTGTGGGATCATACTGTGCATGACCAATAAAGGGTTCATTGGTAACCATTGTGCTCACAATACTTTGCACAGGCAGACCCTGTTTTTCTCTGAGACCACCTGTGGGGAATCCTGTCTCTCCTTTTCTGGCAGCTTCTTTGTCAAACTCTGGTGTATCTGTTTTGTTGTCCTCAAAGTCATTCACACCCAGGGCGGTTGCAGGTGTAACCAAAAGGGATCTGGCTGCTGCCAGGGTTTCTGCTGTGCTGATCAGTGCCGCACCTGTTGCACTGTTGATATTTGTTATGCCGCCAAAAATATTCACCAGAGCGGCGCTCAGTAAATTAGTAGCAATAGGAGAACTAATATCTATTTGTTGCAGTGCACTTAACTGTACACCGCCTGTGGTGTTCACAAAAAAGCCCATGTTAGGATCAGTCTGATCAAAACCAGCATTCACTCTGGTTGCACCGCCACTGGTAATAGTAAAGCTACCACCTCCTGCACTGTGAGTTTGATTGGCTCGGGCCAAACTGGTCACACTGGAAGCCGCATCAAAATTAATATCGCCACCTGTGCCCAAACTGGGTAAATTAATTATGCCCAAATCAGGCAAGCCCACATATTGTCCTGCTATGTTATCACCAGCAGCCTTGATGTTAATATTTTGTCCTGCTTCGATGTTTACATTTTTATCTGCACGTAAATTAAAATTACCCCTGGTGCGCATGTTGATACTGCTGCCTGCATACACATGAAAATCACCCAGTGCTGTCATTTCCATCCAGCTGGTACCCAGTTTGTTAATTGCGTAAATACTGCCTGTGGTATCGTCCAGCAACAACTGACTGCCGCCTGCTGTGCGTAATCTGATCATCCTGCTTTTCTTGTTATCATCCATGACAAACTGGTGACCAGCTAAACGATTTTTTGTTCTCTGAAAATCTGGCGCCTTGGGCCCTGGTGTAAGTATACCAAACACTTCACTGGGTGACTCTCGTCTGCTAGAACTGTTGCCAGCGCCACGTATCTCATCATTAATCAGTCCCTGACGATTGAGAGTTTCTGCCATATCAATGTGTATTGGTCTGTTTGCATCGTCATGAGTTAATAAGCCGTCTTTACGATTTTTTTCTGCAACAGGAGCCAACATAGCAGGATCACTGTAACTTTTACCTGATGCCATTCCGGGAACCATGTAATGATACTGATTGTCATACAAGCATCCTATAATGATTGGCATTTTGCGTTTGCCATCAGCAAATGCAACCAATACTAAATTGCCCACATCAGGTGGCACCATCCACATACCATAACTTTTTTGTGTTTGATCAAAGTTTTCTATTTCTGGTCCTACACCACCAACATCAGTAGTACCTGCAAAAGGTGAACTCCAAGTGCAAAAGAATACCGTGCTTTTTTCGTCACCGTCCTTGCCCATTGCACTGATGCTCACAGTGCAAAGACCTGATTTTAATTCATCTTCTGTGGCAACCACTCTGCCCAGATATATTCCAGTAGTTGGTGCGTGTTTTTGGAAATTTTTAAACGCCTGATTCTGTTTGGTTTGTTGATTGGAATCTAATAAGCCGCTCATGCTATTCCACCCCCTGTGATTGGATCATTGTTGTCGGTATCTGGTGGCAATGCAGGAGACAGATTGTCGTCAGGTTCCACCAGTGGTGAATTTTGAGTCTGTTGTTGTGCTGCCGCTTGTGTTTGTGCATCACGCTCTGCTTGTTGTCTTTCCTCTCTGATAGAATTTTGTAAATCTATCAGTGCGTCATCCAGTGGTTCTGTGAGGTCGATACTTTTTATTCCTTTTATATCAGTGGTAAATACACCACCCACAAATCTGTTTACCACGCTGTTTAAAATATAGACAGAACTAAACGCTCTGGAAAAACCATCTCCAGGCTGATATCCAGAGTTCAAATCTTCGTCTCTCCAGTCCAGGTCATACCTGAGCGGTGCGCCCACACGTAACCAAAAACAGTTTGCACTTGCTTTATAATTTGATTGCGTGGGTGTACTTTTTTGTGTGGGGTTAGTTGAATTCAGATACCAAGGGTCGCCACGGATAGTCATGTTAATTTCAGAAAAGAACACATTTTCAAAACGCTTTTCCAGCATAAATCCATGTAACTTGGTAGCCACACTGCCTGTTTTGATTGGCAAGTTGTCTGTTCTTGTGGCAACATCATCCACCGCCTCAGAGGAAGGCTCTATCTCATATTGATCATAAGTGTCAGGATTGTATCCCAGTTCTTTTAAGTCATCCAGACTTTTAATGGTGTAGCCCAGTTCGTCCTCTGTTAAAAAATCCTCGCTGTAACGGAAGGGACTTAAATCAGGTGTATATGCGCCGCCACCTGGCAAATTTGTAGTGGGCGATTCTGTTGTAACTTCAGCATTGCCTGACAAAATTTGTCCACTCGCAATACTGGCTAATTCACTGCCTACCAGGCCTTCCAGTAATGATGCGGCAGCATCTCTGTCTCCCACAGCAGCCCTGATTGCATCACTGGTACCTTCTCCCAGCAGGCCCTCAACCTGTCCTATAAACGCATCTTGTGCATCTTGTTTTAAATCTGTTAGCTTATCAAACAAGTCCAATCCTTTGGCAAAATCTGTTAAACCCTTTGCATCGTCCAGCAATTTTTTTACACCGCCCAATAAACCCAGATCTTCATCCTGGGGGGCTGTGGGTGCCAGAGACTTATTCGCAATTGCAGGATCACCCACAGCACCTGCCTTGGGCGGCAGCATCTGACTGATATTGTAATTGTATCTGATATCCAGGTCTATTATTTGATCGTTTGCACCAGTAAAAATATAGTTGTATGCTTTGAATAACTGGCCGTTCGCTTTGAGCTGTTTGACTCTTTCACGTTTTTCATCCACTTCTGTGGCACGGGAATTAGGCTCGTCCAGGTTAGGATTGGGCGTTAAATACAGAATAGGAATGTATACATATTTCCTGGCATACACGTTACGGCCTTTATCGTACCCCAAGTTATATGATTTAGATACAACTTTAAGAGCAGCCACATTTGCTTGTGTTTTTCTCTGTGGACCATTAAGTTCTTCAATGTCCTCATACCTGCAGGTCTTAAACAGATATTCTGGACAGGCAGCAAAAATCACCTGCAATATTTTTTCAATGCTATCACCATTGTTGTGTGGAATAACCAGATCTTCTGCTTTCTTTTCTGGACGATTGGGGTTAGCTTGTGCAGTTTGTGGATCTTCACTGTCTTCAGCCACACTGCCATCGTCAACAGAATCTGGTTTGGCCAGTCGAATTACTGACTCTTTTAATTCCTGATCTTTTGCAACTTCCTCGTCCTGAATAATTTCCAGGCTGGATTGATCACCGTTAGCATTGATTACCTGACTGACATCAATCACAAACTCATCTTTAACAACTGCTTGTGGATTAGCTTTATCATGCCAGGCCTGAATGGTTTTTTGTAAAATGTCAGCATGATCAGTGATGGTTTTTCCCACAGTGATGATGTTTTGTTTGATTTTAAATTTTGTGTCAGCAAATGAGTATGTGTTTTCGATAATTGCTTCGAAAGTGTATGTGCTTCCAGTTTCGTCCAAAGCTAATTCCAGGTTTGTGGGCTGTATATCATACACAATAGGACCTGCAATTACGGCTGCTTCACCTGCCTCAGCATTGTCTTCTATGTTATTTGTGTATCCCTGAAATCGGATTTCCAGGAACCATGTTGCCTGAGTGGTTTTTCCTTCTTCACCATATCCCAATGCGCCTTTTGCATACTGTATCTGATCCAGAAAAGTAGCACCGCCAGGCTCCTTGATTGTAAAACTGGCTAAATTTTGTTTGGCACCACCGTCAACAGAAGTCAATCCCTGTAGTTCCAAATTGTCTATGGTTATTCCAGTTACACCTGTTTGTGCCAAAATCACTTGTTGGTCTGCAGGTATTAGATTTAAACTGTCAAATGTGCCATCAGTGAGCTTTCGTTGTATATCAGCTATGGCACTGGAACTAACCAGATATAATTTTATATTGTACGTGGGGTTATCATAAAAATCCAAAGCGTTACCATAAACCTCACCAATGTAGGGATCAGGATATTTTAAGTCTTCTTCTGATAGAGTTGTGAGTAGTGGCATGTGTGTCTCTTACAGTCTGTTGACTACTTCTTCTGCTGGTAAAATAATCTGTTTTCCTGCTTTAAAATCTCTTATTGGATCTTTCAGTATGTCTGGGTTTCGCTGTGCAAAAACCCACCATAGTCTGGTACTTCCATAAAGTTTATATGCCAGCAAATCTGGCCTTTCATCGTATCCGTGTCCAATTATATATGTCTCATCCTTGATATTCTTTAAAACTTTAGGCAATTCATTACGTCCCATGAACTTGCCGTCAATGATATCAGGATTACGAATAAACGAACCTTTTTTATAATTCTGTGGCATTAGATAAATCCATCCCTGTATGCGGCCCCATTAGCAATTGCTTGCACATCGTATCTTCTGCGCTGTTTTTGTTGTGTGTAATGTGGTTGTAATGTTACCATGACATTCATTCTGGTGGGCACATAAGTCACTGTGTTATTCACCTGAACTGGAATATAGTCCACGTTGGGATTTAATTCAGCAGTGTAGTTTTGAACTGTGACTGGCACTTTGTTAAACATATGATCACCCATGTATTCAAAAACCAACACAGGAGGCGGGCCACCATAAAACCCATTTGCCACTGCACTGTCACCAAAATAACTTTTAATACTGATACGCAAAAACACCAGAACTGCCAGCATATATCTGGCTTCCCAGATATCGTTTGCTGTGAAGTCAGCAGTGACAGGAATAGTCATGGGCATACCCTGAGTATAAGTATTAATAGGGTAGTTCATACCCTGACCCATATGCGAATGATACTCTGCACCGCCGTTTAACAAAATTTGTGGAGTATACTGCCATACCATACCATTACTTTCTCGTATAGGTCGCATCAGATAATCAATATCCTCTGTGGAGAAAGTTGGGTTACCGTTCTGGTCACGAGAATTTATGACAGGTGCATAAAATCTTTCTATTCCGCCGTTTTTGGGTCTGAGTCTGGCTCGCCAATCATACTTTTTCTGGCCGTTGGTTACAGCTCTGTTACCTGTATTGCTGCCTTCAAAGCCATTGGAAATTATTCCACCATTGGTGGATTCATTACCGAACTTTTCCTGTTCTAAATTTAATAGTCGACGTCTGAGTTGGCCTGCATAAGTGTTATCACTAAAGTCAGGCTGGCCACCACCGAATCCTGGAAAGAAGTTATTAACCAAACTGCTAGCAGCACCTCTCCAAGGTTCGTCCAGGCTACCCAGAGCTTCACCAGCTTTATTGCTCAGTTTACTGTATAAACTGTTACCAGCTCTGCTATTTAAAAGACTCGAAAAAAAATCTGCCATGCGTTTCTCCTTGCACAAGTATTTATCTGTATAATTAAGTGCTCAGATAATCACCAAAAACTGGCCTATTTCTGCTTGACTCTTATATATAATACTGTATAATTGTTAGTAATTATATATTGGAGCATATATGTCCGCTAAAAAAGTAAACTACCTAAATAACAAAGACATTTTAAAAGAAATACATTCAAGCAAAATGTCCTACTGCTATATTGAGGATCCTGAAAAACACCATCAATTTGACATCATTTTGGAATCTGGCCCTCAGGATATCTGGAATGTAGTAGACGAAGCAAAAGCAAATCGTGCAAGCAGAATGCAATCAGAAAAATACGCAGAGGCAATGAAGTCTTTTGACAGCACTAATCAACGTAACAAGCCCAAGCAAAAAGACTTTCTGGTTGAACCTGATACCATTGACACAGAAGATTTGGTTTTTCGTGTAATGACATACGAACACATTCCTGAAGAGCCAGGCAGAAAGAAAAATCCCAAAAACGAATCAGAGGAAAAAAGCAAAGTAAACTTTCCCCCTTTTAAGCATTATGTGATTTCAGGAAACGAGTTGCGGGAAGTAGCCAGAAGTCACTGGAAAGGAGACCTGGATACAGGCTGTTTTGACTGTGAGCATGGCAGAATCACAAACAAACTGGGCACCATGTATCTGAAGCTGGTAGAGCGTTACAGCCACAGAGCCAACTGGCGTGGTTATACCTATGTGGATGAGATGCGTGGGCAGGCATTATTACAATTGAGTTATATTGGGTTAAAGTTTAATGAAGCAAAATCTGATAACCCATTTGCTTATTACACTGCCGCAGTGAATAACAGTTTTACTCGTGTGCTCAACATAGAAAAGAAAAATCAATCTATCAGAGACGACATTCTGATTGACCAGGGCCACATGCCCAGCTATACCAGACAGTTAGCCCATGAAGAAGAAATACGCAAAATGCGTGAGCTAGCTGACGCAGAATTAGACAATGCGGAGTCATTTGGCGAATGAGTCAACTTTTCAAACATGCTGCCGTGTTCACAGACTTACATGTGGGCAACAAGCAGAACAGCAAAATACACAATTCAGATTGTGAACGTTATGTGGAATGGTTTATAACTGAAGCACATGCCAGAGGTGCAGAGACTTGCATCTTTATGGGAGACTGGAGTCATCAGCGAGCCAGTGTTAACGTAGCCAGCATGAACGTCAGTATTAAACTGTTAAAGAAACTGAACAATGCTTTCGAGAAAGTGTACTTTATCACTGGCAATCACGACTTGTACTACAGAGATAAACGTGACTTAAACAGTGTGGAATATGCCAGAGACCTGCCCAACTTTGTGATGATTGATGAGATTTTTTGTGAAGATGGTGTAGCCATTGTGCCCTGGCTTGTGGCTGACGAGTGGAAGAAACTCAGCAAGCTGAAAGCAAAATATCTGTTTGGGCATCTGGAACTGCCACACTTCAAAATGAATGCCATGGTGGAGATGCCAGATCATGGTGGCATCAAAGCAGAGCATCTGGCTGGTCCTGAGTATGTGTTTTCAGGTCATTTCCACAAACGACAGTATAAAGGTAACATACACTATATTGGCAATGCTTTTCCGCACAACTATGCTGATGTGGGGGACAACGAACGTGGTGCTATGTTCCTGGAATGGGGCGGTGAGCCACAGTATGTGAACTGGCCTGATTGTCCCAAGTACATTGTGATTACACTGAGTGAATTACTGGACAATCATCAGAATTTACTTGACAAATACACCCATGCTCGTGTAAAATTAAACATTGGTATCAGTTATGAAGAAGCAAACTTTATCAAAGAGAAGTTTGCAGAACAGTATCAGGTACGTGAGCTACAACTGATACCGGTAAAACAGGAACAAGACGAATTTCAGGGATCTGAAATAGAATTTGAAAGCGTGGATGCCATTGTGGTAAGCCAGCTGGATACAATAGAAAGTAACACCATAGACAAGCAAAAACTGATTAACTTATATAACAGTTTGGTAATTTAAATATGTTACGAATTCAAAATATCAGTGCTCGTAATTTTATGAGTATTGGTGCTCAAACACAGGGCGTTAACTTCGACAACGGCCAACTAACTCTGGTTTTAGGACACAATCTGGATCTGGGCGGTGATGGCAGTCGTAATGGTACTGGTAAAACAACCATTGTGAATGCACTCAGTTATGCACTATACGGCGATGCTCTCACAAACATCAAGAAAGACAATCTGATTAACAAAACAAACGGTAAACAGATGATGGTTACTGTGGATTTTGAGAAGGATGGTGTGAGTTATCGCATTGAGCGTGGCAGACGACCACAGGTATTGCGTTTTCTGATTGATGGTGTGGAACCCAGCGACGATGATGCTCAGGGCGAGAATCGTGAGACACAAAAAGAGATTGAAAAAATCATAGGTTTTCCGCATGAGATGTTTAAACAGCTCATTGCGCTTAACACATACACAGAACCCTTCCTAAGTCTACGAGCAAACGATCAGCGAGCCATGATCGAGCAGCTCCTGGGCATAACAGATTTAAGTGCAAAAGCAGACTTGCTCAAAGAGTTGTTAAAAGGCACCAAGGACAGTATCAAGGAAGAAGAAATACGCATCAATGCACAAGAAGAAAGCAACAAGCGTATTGAAAAGAACATCAAAGAAATAGAAATGCGCAGTGCTGCCTGGGAGAAAAACAAGTCAGACAAACTGCAACAAATGGAGTCAGCACTTACCACACTGGCAGAGCTCAATGTGGATGCTGAGATCGAAACTCACAAGTGTTTGGCCGAAGCCAAAGAAACACAAACACAAATAGACACACTGAACAAAGAGCTTACCACATTACAAACCAGTATTAGTCGCAGTGAAAATCGAATTGCAGAGTTACAAAGCAATATCGCAGATGCAGATGCTGGTGTTTGTCCAGCTTGTGGTCAAGGCACAGTACATTTAACAACTCATGCTGAATACAAAGCAGAGTTGCAGGAAAAACTAGAAACAGAACAACAATATTTGGATGAAAGATCCGAAGAAGCAAACAAAATATCAGCCGCTTTGCAATTTTTACAAGTGCCTGATTGCGACGACCCATTCTATGCTACTATAGAAGAAGCGTACGAACACAAACACAACATGGAAACAATGGCACAGCAGTATGCAGACAAAATTGCTGAGCAAAATCCCTATGTGGAACAAATCGACACACTGAAAGTAACAGGCATGCAGGAAATAGACTTTGATGCAATTAATGAGCTCACTGATTTGCGTGAGCACCAGGACTTCCTGCTAAAGTTACTTACCAGCAAGGACAGTTTTATTCGTAAGCGAATTATAGATCAAAATATTGCCTATCTGAATCACAGACTAGCGCACTATTTGGAAAGAATTGGGTTGCCGCATGAAGTCAAGTTTAGCTCAGACTTGGGAGTAGAGATCACAGAATACGGCAGAGACCTCGACTTTGACAATTTGTCAAGGGGAGAGCGGAACAGACTTATACTGAGTTTGAGTTGGGCGTTCCGTGACATATATGAGAGTCTCAACCATCCTATGAACTTCATGTGTGTTGACGAGTTACTGGACAGCGGGATGGATAGCGTGGGTGTGGACGCAGGTTTAAGCATACTGAAAAAGATGAACCGCGATCAGGGCAAGAACATATTCCTGATTTCACACAAGGAAGAACTTGTTGGGCGTGTTAATAATGTGTTGTATGTGGTTAAAGAAAATGGTTTTACCAGTTATAATACTGACACAGAATTTGTGAACTAAATAGGCACGATGCTATGGACTTATCAGGGAAAAATTTTAGAAGAATTACCAGAGGGTACAGAAGCATTCGTATATCTAATCACAAATCTTACCAACAACCGAAAATACATAGGCAAAAAACTAGCAAAATTTAAAAAAACTCGACCGCCTCTCAAAGGCAAAACACGCAAAAGACGTGGTACTGTAGAGAGCGACTGGAAAACATACTGGGGCAGTTCAGATCATCTTAAAGCTGATGTTGAATCCCTCGGCGAAGATAAATTTACAAGGGAAATATTATATTTGTGTCCATCACGTGGCGTAGCCAGTTACCTTGAAGCCAAGGAACAATTCGATCGCAACGTGCTACTCACAGACGAATACTATAACGGTATTATCAATGTCAGAGTGGGCGGATCAAATATACTGAAAGAATCTCTGCAAAAACTACTATAGACACCACGTCAAGGCACAATACATCATGGCTCCTGTAAAAAACAGCACACAAGGTTGATGGGCCGGTTGAATTTCCATCCAGTAAGCACTACACACATAGTTCACCACTGAAAGGTTTATTGCTGTTAGCCAATTCTGAGCACTACCCGTAATGGATGCTTAAACGTCCTGCCCAGCAGAGAAACGTTTGTTCAGTCTTAATAGTTGTCAGTCATTGCTATACTCTGTATTTCCACGATGAAGCTGAGAGTGGAATTAAAAGTCGATACAGGTATAGGGTAAGGTCAGAGCCTAACAGAGTGCAATGCAGAAATACCTGTCTTCAGTGTGGTTGAACCAACTCGTATGAAACCATTTTTTTGAAGCCTGTTTATCGGGCTTCGTATGGCATCACAATCTGTATGAATATCCCAATATCAGGTACAACACCCCACAATGTTTCAGAAAAAAAAATATATCAAACAAGTGAGTGAATGTAGCGAAGCGGAATGAATGAATGCAGTTTGAGAAGGTACGAAGTACCTAACACCTGATGTGTTATAATTCCTCGTTAACCTGTTTACCTGATTTGATCTGGTTGTATTTGTTAATGACCTTGACGGCTAAATTTCTTTCTGATGTGCTCATCAGCATGGCATCAGACCAGGAAATAGAACCTTCGCTATAAACAGCAATTTCTATCAGGCTCTGTTCCAGGTTCTCGGCTTCTTGACGCAACCTGTTTAACATGGCAAGGATGTCAGCAGGTTCGGCCTTTGCTAAGAAGCCGTGAAAAAATTTACAGGATCAAAATTGATTGTTTGGGGGAATTCAGCTTCGCATTCTTCGCATTTCAGCTGGATGGTTTTGTTTGCACCAATTTTGTTTACTTCGTCAATCTTGGCTTCCACTGCTTTGCCTATCTGTGCGTCACAGTTTTCCATGAACTCCTGGATACTGGCACGATCAGTTACCAAAAATTCTTCACCATCTGGAGTTTTGCCTTTTACACTGGCCACACTGTCAATTATCAGTTCAAAATTAAGTGTGGCAATCTTCATGAAGTTGTCATTGAATGCACGGAGTTGTTCCAGTTCGTCTTCTATGTTTGCCAGGCTTTGTAAACTGCGAGTGCTCTGGAAGTTGGCAATACCTGCTTTCACTGTGCTTTCATAACTGAAAGGTCTGACTTCAATCAGCAAGCCAGAATCAGATTTAAACTCGTATGTTTCTTTGAGTAAAGTCATGGTGTCCAAGCAGGCTTCTATACTGGCAATGCCGCCTGTTTCTGCGTTGCATTCTGGACAGTTTGCATTGATGTTGATTTCGTCACCATTTGTGGCAGATTGAATAGCCAATAACAGTGTGTCAATGTCGTTGCTGATCATTTGTCTGGGCTTTTTCACAGCAGGCACACAACTACTGATAACCTGTGCCACAGCTTCGCCGTTCAGCAAGGCATCAGGATTTTTCATGATCATCTCGTCCCTGGCAGTCATTGCATACACTGGTAGCTCTCCGGTTTCTCTGGGAAATTCCACAACGTCATCTGTGTAAAATTTTCCCTGACTGGGCAACTGTGTGTACAGCTTGGGCGATCGGTAAAAGCCCACCAGTGGATTCTGTGTGTTACTCATAAAAACTCCTGTTAATGATTCTGATAAATATCAGTAAATCAGTTTAGTGTGTGAACTATTTATCACCATAAAAACAGTATTTAATGGAATTTTATGTCAACCAACGTTACATTACCAGATGGAAATTCAGTAAACTTGCCAGAGTATGCCATGGACAGCACCATGCAGGACATAATCAAGGTTCTGAAGGAAATGTACAAGCTGGATGGTGGCGACACAAAAAAACTGGAAGACCTGTTAAAACAAGCACGTGACGATGCCAAGAGAGACAAAGATGCACAGAAAGAGGCAGACAAGGATCGTGAAAAGTCACTGGAACATCTGAGACAAATTAACGAAAGCGCCAAGAAAAGCACACTGTTAAGCACTGACAGCCTGGTTGCTGGTGTCAAGGCAGCTGGTGCAGGCCTACTGAGTTTTGCAAGTGGTATTGGATCTGCTGCATCATTCATAATGAGCACAATTGTTACCGGTACAGCCAATATAGGTAACCAGATACGAAGCATCACAGACGTGGGGGTAGGTTTTGATGATGCCAGTGGTCGTACTGTACAACTGATCAGTGACATGCAAATGCTGGGCATGAGCATGAATGATGCTGTGGCCAGAATTGGAACTTTCAGTACAGCAGTGCAAGTTATGGGCAAAACAGATTTTGCCAAATTTACCAGAGAAATGGCCAATGCTAGCGGATTTGCGCAACAATTTGGACTAAGCATTACTGAAAGTGTGGATCTGTTGGCAGAGGATTTGGAGCTCAGAGCACAACTGGGTGTGATAGAACAACTGAGTGCTCAACAACAAGCAAAAAACAGTCAGGAACTGTTTGCCCGTCAGGTTGCAGCCAGTCAGTTACTGGGCAAGAGCATAGATAAATTGCGAGGCAATGCTGATGCATTTGTGAAAGACAGTCTGGATTTTCAGCTGAACTTCCAGAGATTGAGCAAAATGAGCGGTGGATTGGGCGCTTCCTTCAGTGATGCATCCAGAGCACTAACTGCTGAACTGGAAGGTGCTGGTCTGGATGCAACCACAGCACAGCGAATCATGGCAGGCATCATAGACCCCATAGCATTTGCTGCCAACGATACTGAACTTGTTACTGCATTCAGTGCACTGGGTTCTGCTGGCACTGACATGCTGGGCAATTTACAGAATATTAACAAAGGCTTAAACAGCACAGATCCCAAAGTTGTGCAGGCTGCTATAGATCAGATGGGCAGTCTCAAGGGAGATTTCATGGAGCTCAGTAAGTCCATGAGCATCGAAGACCAGGAAGCATTTATCAGTGCATTGGGCAGATCCAGTCCTGGCATGGAAGCCTTCTTTAAAGGCATGCTCAGTATGAGAGCAGCTTCAGAAAAAGTGGGCACAAACCTGGATGGTTTAGCACAAGCCGCCACAGTGTTTGAGAACAGCTTTGCCACATTTAAGGGTGCAATACAGGGTGGATTTACAAACATCATGGGTGCATTTAGTCAGCCCATGGAAGCACTTGCTGATGCGTTCACAGTGGGTGCAGCGGCCAGAGATGCAGAAGGTTTTCTGATAGACCAAAATGGCAAACGCATGACCAAAATGCAAGAAGTGTTTAATTCAGTAACTGGCAAAACAGAAAACATGGCAGTAGCAATCAAAGACGTAAATGAATTAACTGATGAGCAAGCGGCAAACTTAAAAAGAGAATCAAGTGTCATGGGTGTGCTCAGAGATGCCATGAAACAAATTTCTGATACATTTAAAAATGCGCTGGGACCAAGCACAGAAGGATTAGCAGACGGAATACGCAATTACTTGCAGCCCATGATTCAAAGCATGGCAGACACAATTTCTGGTTTAATTGAACGTATATCCAGTGCAGATGATCCCATAGCAGAAATTAAAAAGATCATAATGGAAGGCTGGGAAAACAACATAAAACCTGCATTAATTGATGGTATAAACACTGTAGTAATGCCTGCTCTTAACGGTATTTGGGAATACATCAAACAGGGATTCATGGATTTCTTTACTGGCCCTGCTGGGATAGGTGTAGCAATTGGTGGTTTGGGTTTAATTCTTGCACCGCTAATTGCCCTGGTTGCACCAGTAACAGCACTGGGAGTAGGAATAACTGCATTGGTTGCAGCAATTAGTGGTTTCTTGGCCAGCTACTTCTTTGGTGACTCTCCGGATGAAAAAGCCATGGAAGCCGCTGAAGAAAGTGGACTGTATGATAAAAACCTGCTGGGCAAAAGCAAAATAGATCAGGAAAAATTGGAAAAAACAAAAGACGTTGATCAGCTAAAAGCAATAATTGCAGACGATGATCTTAATGAAGCAGACCTGGCAGCAGTCAAAGCACAACTAGCGAAAATTGAAAAAGATACAAAAACTGAAAAAACACCAGAAGAAACCAAACCACAAGAAAAACAACCAGTAACACCAGAAGCCAAAGCAGAAGCAAAAGCAGCATCAGATCAGGTAGTTGAGGAACTGATGCCTGACATGCTGAAAGACAAAAAATCAGCATCAACCGCTCCCTTGGTGTTGGCATCTGCAGGTAATAACACAGATGTGCAACCAAAAACATCAACACCTGCCTCTCCTGCTAAAACCCTTGAAGAACAAGCCAAAAACGCTGCCAAATCACTGGCTTCAGATGGAACATTGTCACAAGGTGAGCAAGATCAAGTCATGGGATTGGGCCAAGGAAATTCAGATTTACAGGAAGCGATACTTTCACAACTCAGACAGATGAATATGCAGCTAGTTGGACTGAACGGATTGACCAAGAAAATCAAAGACTCCAACCAGTCAGTTGCTGACAGCCAGTAACATTTTCAAATATCACCATAACCTGATAAATACTGCTACGAATGAGGATTTTCAATGAGTTGGCGTAAACATTTCACACCTGTAGATAACAGTGGACTACCACTAAATGTACAAAGCAGCGGCGATGGTGGCGGTGCAGCCGCTATGACTAGTCGTTATGAAAGCTGGTTACCAGAGATTTACGCAGGTTCGCCCAACAGATTATTGCGCTATCAGCAGTATGATAACATGGACGGTGATCCTGAAATTAACAGTGCTCTGGATACCATTGCAGAATTTGGTACTCAGGAAGATGAATTTTCAGGATTGCCATTTGAAATCCACTATGATGAAGATCCTTCAGATACTGAAAGCAAAATTTTAGTCAAGTCCCTGAAGCAGTGGTGTAAATTAAACGATTTATATAAGAGAGCATTCAGAATATTCCGTAGCACTATTAAATATGGCGATCAGATATTCTTGCGTGATCCAGAAACATACGAGTTGTACTGGGTGGATCCTGCCAACGTGGAGAAAGTGATTGTTAACGAGTCAGAAGGCAAGAAAATTGAATACTATTTTATCAAGGATTTGGATCCAATTTTTGCAGAACACATAGCTTCAGATATTTCCAATATTCACAGCAGGCCCTATGGTAGTGGTCAGGGTATTACTGGCATAATGAGTCCAGTTAATCCCAGCAGTGGTGGCAGCTGGGTATCTGGTGGTAATCAGGGTGGCGCAGATCAGGGAATTCCAGTACCTGCAGAACACGTTGTTCACATAAGCCTCACAGAAGGCATGGACAAAGCCTGGCCATTTGGTACCAGTATACTGGAGCCCATCTACAAAGTGTTCAAGCAGAAGGAACTGCTGGAAGACAGCATACTGATTTACCGTGTACACAGAGCGCCAGAGCGCCGTGTGTTTATGATTGATGTGGGTAATGTGCCGCCTCACAAAGCCAAACAGTATCTGGAGCAAGTAAAATACGAAGTACAACAAAAACGCATACCCAGCAAAAACAGTCAAGGACAGACAATTGCAGATAGCAGTTATAATCCCATGAGTATGCTGGAAGATTACTTCTTTGCACAAACAGCAGACGGTCGTGGAAGCAAAGTGGATACGTTACCAGGCGGGGAAAACCTGGGTCAGATTGATGACCTAAAATACTTCAACAACAAACTGGTACGTGGTTTGCGTGTGCCCAGTTCATACTTGCCCACAGGTCCAGAGGACGGAACAGCCACACACAATGATGGTAAAGTGGGTGTTGCCTACATTCAGGAATACAGATTTTCCAAGTTTGTGGAAAGACTGCAAAAGCAGATCCAGGAAGATCTGGATAGAGAGTTTAAGATGTTCCTGAAATATCGTGGTGTTAATGTGGATAACGGTAGTTTTTATATACAGCTTAATGCACCCATGAACTTTAGTATGTATCGTGAGTTACAGATCGAAGCAGAAAAAGCACAGTTGTTTAATCAGGTACAAGCCATTCCGTTCCTGAGTAATAAGTTTAAATTACAGAAATATCTGGGTCTCACAGACGATGAGATCAAAGAAAATGAAGAAATGTGGCGTGTG